CTCCATGAAGCGCATCCCGCCAAGGCTGGTCGGCTATCGCGTGCGGGATGTGGTCCTTCGCGGGGCCTCGTATCTGATCCGGCGATTCATCTGGGCTGTGTACGATCCAGAAGAGGACGAGACGATCATTGTTGCACAGTTCGAGTTTTGCAGGCTGGCCCGCGAGGATGGGGCAAAGGTGTGGACGGCAATCCGGACGCCCCAAAAGATTCGGGGGCTGGTCGAGGAAGCCCGGAGGGAATGGACATGACCGATCGCGTGCATGAGCCCAGAATTGCAGGAGGCGGCGTTGAAATTTGCGCGAGTCATTTCGGAGGGTGAGCAGTGAGTGAGCCAAAACAAATCGTGTTGCTGTGCGACCAGGCAGACTTCGACGCCATTCAGGATGCCATCGCCCAGAGGCAGGCCATTCGGTGCATGCCAGACAGCGAGGCCGGCAACCTGGCCGGGGCAACCATCGCCGAGATTTGCCGGGGGTGGATGGAGATGAAGACATTTGATTTCGACGATGACGAAGAGGAGTGGAAGAATGCTTGACCGTCCGTGGAATGTCGGCGATGTGATTCACAATCCGCAGGAGAAGCGGACCGCACTTGTAACTGGTGTTGAGGATGGCGCAGAGGGCCGACTGGTGTTTACTTCCATCTGGTGCTATTTGAAACCGCAGGATTGGCACGAAGAAAAAGGCTTCCGACTGGTTCAAAAAAAGGGTGAGACATGACCGATCGCACCATCTACACCAGTGTCAGGCCCGGCGTGGCAGCAGTTCCGACAGTGCAGAAAGACAGACTGGTCGAGCAGATGGGCGGGACACACGGCCCCGCCGCAAGCCGGGCGAGGATCGACACGGTGGCGTTGCGACTCCAGCGGCTGGGGCAGATCATTGACGAGCACGACTGGGAGCAGCTAAGAGGGTGGCGAGTGTCTCAGATGATGGCCCTTGGAATTGGAGATGCGAAGTGAGCATGTTTCTTGAAGTCGAGCATTTGCAACCGGACGAACTTTTCCAACGATGTGGCGGATTCGACGATCCAATTGATCGAGAGTTGGCACGATCGTACGAAAACTTTGTGGTCAGTTGTGAAGCTGAGCCGCTGGGGTTCATGTCAGCAAAGATGAGTGGAGACGATCCTGATGATGAAGGCGAAGGCTATGCCATGATTTGTTGGTGGCAAGTCAATGAGGAGGCGAAGTATCTCGGCGACATGGTAGCGGCATTGGCAAAATGGCTGTGGTACAATTGGCACGTCCCGACTGAACTGTGGTCACATCGCGACGACGAACAACGCAAGTCTTTTCTTCGTGCCTCTGGGTTTCGTCTGTTTCGGGCGTCGAATGATCCGACTCTGAAATGCTGCCCGTGGCGATTTCGATACAGCGGTGAGTCGTCTCTCGCAGAAACCGAATAACCTTGACACCCCCCTGCACTCCACCCACAATCGCTAGCGGAGGTGCCGACATGCACACACAAGCGGTGGGAAGTGAGGCAGGGAAACTGAGCGGCCACGACGTGCGGCGGGTGATGCTGCACGTCGTGCAAATGTCGCTGGGGACCGGGTTGACGGTGTTGGCGGAGAACCTCGGCGGTCTGGGGCTGGGACCGTGGCAGCCGATCGCGGCGGTGGGTGTGACAGCGGCGATCGACCTGCTGAGGCGGTGGGCGACATCGACGGCAGTGGTGCCGGTAGGGCCGAAGCAGTGAACACAATTGTCGGCGTGGTGGTCCTCGGGGTCGCCCTCCTGGCGCAGGTGGCTCCCGTGCTGGCGACTGTGGCCGACGCTGGACAGAGCGGCGCGACCGTCTCTCCCGGTGCCGTGTTCGAGGCGTTTCGCGATGCCCTCAATGTGGGCGTGATCGGCGTGGTGATCTGGGCCATTCGGTGGAGCGTGACCAATCTCGGACCCAAGGCGATTGAGGCAGCGGACCGGCATAACAGCCTGATCGCGAAACTAGAGGCGGCGATTGACCGGCTGGAGCAGCAGCATCAGACGGTCCAAAGAGACATCAAGGAACTTCACCAATCCTGTGCGAATTGGAAGCCCAAACAATGACACCTGAAGAACTCGAAACCCGCCTGCAAAAGGCCCTCGCGCTGCTGCCACCCCCTGCCGGAATTCCCCCGGCGAGCAACAATCCGCGACTGCAGCAACGGGCACAGGAATTGATGATCCGCGTCATGGAAATCATTCAGGCGTTGGTCACTATTGGCCCCCCGTCGCCTGTGGTGCCGACTCCTCCCCCGCCGAGCCCCACGCCATGAATTGGCCCCGCCTGATCACACAGATTTTGAGCGTGCTGTCTGGCCTGATCGCGACCGGCAACCTCGGTCGCCTCACCACGGCGGACGGCACCCCCAGTGAACTCGCGGTGTGGGCTGGGATTCCCGCGCTGCTGGCTGCGGCTGGCGGTGTGGGGCAGGCATTTCTGGCCAAGCCATCGGGCGACACGGCCAAGCCGGGCAGCCCGGGGCATCGCGAGGTGTGCCAGAGCGTCTACGAGTTGGCGGTTGCGTGCGAATGGGATCGGCTGACAGCGGTGGTCAAGGCGTGGCAAGCGACCAACCCGGAGAGCCCCAAGCCGTGAGACTCCTCTGGCCGCTGATCCTGCTGGTGGGGTGCGGTTGTGCTCCAGTACGTCATCCCGGAGACGTGAGCCCCACCCCGCCAGCGGATGCGGTCGAGCAGGCGGCCCGGGAGTTCAGGTCGACTCTGTTCCGCGAGTTGAGCGAGCGTGCTGCCAAGGCTTGCGAGACCGATCCGGGGGACTGGGCGTCAGCGGCTGAGGCGTGGAGAGCGGAGCAGGTCGAGGCCCGACGTGTGGCCAATGAGCGGCTGGAGGCGGCGATTCTGCAGGCGGCAGGGGAACAGGACAAATGGGATCGGGAGCGATGGCGGAGTGTGCTGTTGAGTCTCTCGCGGGGGTGGCAGAATGAGTGACCGCTGGGCCGTCCATCATGGCGATTGCCGCGAGGTGATGCGGACTCTCGACCCCGAGAGCATCGATAGCATCGTTACCGATCCGCCCTACGCCCTGGGATTCATGGGCAAGGGCTGGGACACCTACAGCACGGGTCGCAAGCAGAAGCACAACAACAGGTTCGAAGAATTCATTTACGACGTCTGTGAGCATGCCTTTCGAGTAGCCAAACCAGGAGCCCACCTACTCGCGTTCGGCGGCACCCGCACCTATCACCGTCTCGCGTGTGCCATCGAGGATGCCGGGTGGGACATCCGCGATTGCGTGATGTGGGTCTACGGCAGCGGGTTCCCGAAGTCGCACGACGTGAGCAAGGCAATTGACCGGGAGGCGGGGGCAGAGCGGGAGGTGGTGGGAAGCAAGTTGGGTCAGCCGGGCTACTCACTCACCGATGGAAAGGGCGGGCTATACGGCGGAGGATTCGGTGCCAACGGAACCGGAGAAGGCGAATGCGCCATCACCGCCCCCGCCACCGAAGCCGCGAAGCAATGGCAAGGCTGGGGTACTGCCCTGAAGCCAGCCTACGAGCCGATCATCGTGGCCCGGAAGCCACTGCGGGGGACTGTAGCAGGGAACGTTCTGGAGTGGGGCACGGGCGGGATCAATGTGGATGGGTGCCGGGTGGGCCGGGACACCTACGACGTGTCGGGCTGGAGCCAGACGGGCTCCAAGGCTTCCGAGAACCGCGCGATGAGCGGCGGCAACTACGCCCGCGACGCAAAGCCCGACGCCGAGGGTCGCTGGCCCGCAAACTTCATCCACGACGGCAGCGAGGAGGTGGTGGGGTTGTTTCCGGAGACGAAGAGCGGGACGGGCGGACAACCGCAGACGGCACAGCGTCGGGGAACAAGCGAACTTGTTGGGCTGTCGTCTTCAGGTACAAAGGTTGGCCACGACGACTCTGGCTCTGCCGCCCGCTTCTTCTACTGCGCCAAGGCGAGCAAGCGGGATCGGGATGAGGGGTGTGAGGGGATGCCGACGATTCGCGTGAAGATGAACAACGGTAACGATGCGGCAGGCGACCCAGTTTCCGACCGCTTCACGAAGATGGCACGCAACCATCACCCCACCGTCAAGCCAACCGACCTGATGCGATACCTCTGCCGATTGGTCACGCCCCCGGATGGGCTGGTACTCGACCCATTCACCGGCAGCGGGAGCACGGGCAAGGCGGCGATGCTGGAGGGGTTTCGGTTTGTTGGCTGCGAGTTATCCGCCGAGTACATTGAGATTGCACGGGCGAGGATCGGACACGCTGCCGGACAGTCACGACAGAAGGAGTTGGCCCTAGCATGAGTGAAGAGCACCGTCTAGGCTGCCTAAAGGCATCACCCGCTGAAATTGGTCTGGTCGACCGTGTCTGCAGTGCTCCGCCGGTGTACGACGGCGACATCCCCGAGACGCTGAACGCGCGGCGGTGGCTGCGGATCATGAATCAGGGGCCGCGTAATGCGTGTTCCGGCTGTGCGCTGCAACAGGCCCTAGAGGAATCCCGGCTGTTCGATCTGGGGTTCGCGGCGCACCCGGAAGACCTATCGGCCCGATTCTCCTATGTCGCGGCGCTGGAATGGGCGCAGACCCTCCACCGTGGGGACAACGGCGTATCGATCGAGGCCGTTGTGATGGCTTCGAGGGATACGGGGTCAGTGCTGGAGAGCGAGTACCCATACTGGCGGCAGGGTGAACTGTTTGAGACCGAGTTACCATTGAATCTCTTGACGCTGGCGAAACTCCATCGAGTGCAGTCTGTCGCGAGAGCAACCACTGGGGAGGAGGTGATCCGACGGCTTGGGGCAGGGATCGGAGCCACTGTGTTCGGCATGTTTTGGACGACCGAGATGGGCGCATACACTGGCGGGATCATCGAGCGCGTGCCCGGTGGTCGGTCCCTCGGTGGTCACGCTGTTTGCGCAGTCGACTACGACCGAAGACGCGGGATCATCTGGGTGGCCAACTCCCACGGCGAGCGGTGGGGTGATGGCGGGTGGTTTGCGGTCACGGTCGACACGATGACACAGTTGCTTTCGCAGCCCTTCGGGGCGTACACGATCAGCGGCGTGCAGGGGTTTGCCCCTCGGAAATACCGATTCAAGGACTTCATGGCGTGAAGACAATCATCATTCTCGCGGCCCTCGGTCAATTCACCGACCCGGGGCCAATCCAGACCGGGGAGAAAACGGGGACTACTCACCCCCGGGCACCGATTTCAGCGAACAACGAGACGTCATCACTCGTTGCGAACGCGGCGGCGCTCCCCCGCGTCTGGATGGTCACG